TGGTTAAAAAGCACATTTCCTTTTCGTCTTTTATAAAATGGTCTAAATATATTAATTCATTTCCACTAAAAGATAATTTTTTAATTTTTCTATCTTCTATATTTTCCATAATTGGTTTTAATATTATTTGTAAAACACTTTCATTAGTATTACTATAAATATGTAAATAGAATTCTTCTTCTGGTTTACTATCTCTAAATATTAAAGCGTGATAATTTTTATTTTGTATTTCTAAACAAGTAAGTAAGGGGAAACTGGATTTCTCAATATCGTCATTGATAATTCTTTTAGTAATACCTTTTTTTCTTCTAAATATATCATTATAATAACTTATTTCAGTAACAAATATAGCACTGTCATTAAAATAACAAAAAGCAATGATAAACATATTTCTATTTGTAGGATGTAAAATTACATTATACTCAATCTCCTCAAAAGAATCTTGCTTTATTATATTATGTTTTAATAAACAATTATCGATATTATAAAGAAATGCCTCTAAATTATATTTATTATCCTTTTCAGTATTAACAAAAATAATATAATTAGTATTTTCTAACTGTAGAACTTTATGATTAAAATATATAGTTTCTTTATCTGTTCTAATATTGAATGTTTTACCGTAATTATTAGTGATATGGAAACTACCATCTATATTTTTGGTATTTACACCTATTCTTCCATTTTTAGAAAAATTGAGAATATCTAAATTATTAGTTCCTAAATATAAATTAGAGTTAGTTTTAGTTTTAAGATTAGCACAATTACTTCTGTCTATATAGGCTTTTCTAAAATCAAATTCTACTAAACCCTTTTTATAATCTATTTCTACTTCATTTTTACTAATAATATTATTAATTATATTAGTATTTCCATTATCCCATAATATATTTGTTCCTATATCATCCAAACTAAATTCAAAATTATCTAATGCCATAATAAAAGTTTTATTGTCTTTATTAATCATTTTAGCAAAGAAACTATTATTAATATCTTTTATACCACAACCTAAATCTAATCCTAGTTGTATATGAGGTGTATTGTCTTCACTATTTAATTTAGTTAAATCAATTTCTGGATTTAATTTATTACTAATTATACTTATTCCGTCATTTTGTTCTTCTTTTTGTGAATCCAAATTTATAGTATTATTCGTATCCAAATTTATAACAACTTTTTTAGGATTATCTAAATTATAACTTTTTCCAAATTCAATTAAACCATTATTATCTACTTTAATTCCAATATTATCTAAACCGTCTCCTCCTAATTTAATATCTCCCGAATTAGATAATAAAACAATATCTTCTTCGCAAGAACCAATAATTTTTTCAGAATTTAGGGATAATGTTCCCATAGTATTCATTTTAATTTTCCTAAGAGCCTGAAATATAATTTCTTTATCGCTAATAACTTTATAATTTGAATGTGTGATATTATCAATTCCGTTATTTCCATATAGACATAATGGATTTTGAAGTGATTCAATAAGTAAAGAATTTTCCCTAATATTATTTAATTTATCTAAATCAATAAAGAAAATATCTTCATCATTTTCCTCTTCTAATATTGGTTCTTCAAGTTGGGTTTTAATATTATATAAAATTTCTCCTTTTCCATTTTGTAATATAATATTGCCATTATTTGTATTAATAGATAAATTACCATTTAGAGATTTATATTCACTATCATTCTCTGAAGAATTATGTATTTTACTATAAGAATGATTTGTTATAGAACTAGTTTTTAAATTATAAACACCATTAGGGTTCATGGTAAGAATATTTTTACCTTTATTATGGACTTTAAGACCACTATAATAGGCTTCTGTTCTATTCAATCCTGACATATTATTATAATAAATTAATAATTAAATGTTTAAATTTAAACAAAGATAAAAAGTTTAAAGAAATAAATTATTTGTTTATTATAATAGTATAATGACTGGAGGTTTATTGGAATTAGTCGCAAAAGGTTCGCAAGATATATTTTTAACAGGTAATCCCAGTGTAACATTCTTTAGGAGTGTTTATAAAAAACATACTAATTTTTCAATGGAAAGTGTTCAACAATCACTCGTAGGTAATTATGATTTCGGGCAAACTTTATTTTGTAATATTTCTAGAAGTGGAGATTTATTACATGGTATTGTTATAGAAATAGATTTACCTAAAATAACTAGTATATTAGGTATAAATAATAAATGGATAGATTCAATAGGTCATTTCATTATTAAGGAAGTTAGTATAGAAATTGGAGGTCAAATAATAGATAGACAATATGGAGAATGGATGGAAATATGGAATGAACTGACATTAAATGCCGAACATAAAGACGGATATAATACTATGGTTGGAAAAGATAGTGCCATAACAACAGAAAAAACATTAATTATTCCATTACAATTTTGGTTTTGTAAGAATATTGGTCTTGCTTTACCTCTTATTGCTTTACAATATCACGAAGTTAAATTACATATTAAAATAGAGGATTTTGATAATTTATGGCATAAATCGGTAGAGAGATATAATGTAACTAGACAAACTAATGGAACTGTTGATATTAATGCCGAAACTTCTTCAGGTGATACAGATATTTTTACTTCAATTGATACAGCCGGAGAAAGATATGCGGGTATGAGTATTATATGGGAAGATGATGAAGAAGAAAATATAATAGCAGATGCGGATACTATAACAGTATTGGGAACATATAGTGCCATAAAAACAGGAAATATATATATTGTATTAGATAAACCTGATCCTTCTGTAGAACATAAAATATCAGATATTAGAATATATTGTGATTATATTTATTTAGATACAGCAGAGAGAAAGTATTTCGCTCAGGCAAATCATAATTATTTAATAGAACAAGTACAATTTAATGGTACTAATGATTATCAAACAGGAACAGATTCATTAAAAATACCATTAGAATTTAATCATCCATGTAAAGAGTTAATATGGGTTAATCATTTGAATATTGTTAAGAATATGAATCAAATGAATAATTTTTCAGATAAAGTTAGTGTAGAAACAGATACAAGTGATAATTCAATTGTGGATACAGTATTACATTTAAACGGTCAAGAGAGATTTGGAGTAAGAAAAGCAGATTATTTTAGATTATTAGTTCCATTTCAAAGACATACTAGAACTCCTAGTAAATTTATTTATGTATATAGTTTCTCATTAAATCCTGAACAAAATCAACCTTCTGGAACTTGTAATTTTAGTAGATTAGATAATTCAGAACTTATTATGAACCTTAAAAGTGGTCTACAATCTTCACAAGTAAAAATATATGCGACCAATTATAATATTTTAAGAATTATGAATGGTATGGGTGGTCTTGCTTATTCTAATTAAATACATTCAAATTTACATTCTTCCGGGGGTCCTTCATATCCCCTAGGTCCTATTTTACCCGGTAATCCTAATTCTCCTGGTTTTTTTTTTATTTGGTGAGTGAAAAAATATAGGAAGAATGCCATAAAAATATTAAAAAATAGGAGTGAAGTTGCCCAAGATACATATAGAATTGAATATTTATTACCACCTGAGCGTAAATTACCAGAAATATATAAGGCGGCTATTGATATTAGTATTAAGATAATTATAATTTTCATACTTATATTTAAAATAGAAATTATTTTATTTACGTGAAATTGTTGTTATTTTACTTTCTCCCGATGTAATATATTTTTCCATATTAGTTAAAACTTCTGTAATATTTGTTTGTGATTCTAAATTAGTTCTATTATCTTCTAGTTGTATTTCTATTTGAGATATTAGAATATTATTAAACTTATTTAAATCTTCATATGTGGTACCTGATAAATCAAGTTCTTTATAACTAATTGAAGTTCCGTTAGCAGAAGTTATATCACCACTATAAACAAAATTATGTATATTTTTTAATTCTGTTTCATCTAATTCTCTTCCTAAACTATCTCTAAAGTTTTTTTCAATTAATAACATTAGAGATTTATATCTACACTCTTTATCTTGTTTTCCTAGATTATCAAAACCGCATCTACCTTTGTCTCCTTTATCGCCTCTTTCTCCCATAAATCCTCGGGGTCCAATTGGTCCAACTTTTTTTCTATATTTAATAAAAAATATAATACTTATAGTTAATTGTAGGAAAGATAATAGAGTAACTACATATAATATCCAAAATAATAGTTTATTATCTGCTTCTTTAATCGTTTTAGATAATTTTATTCCAAGAAGAAGAAATCCAAATATAACGGATAGTGTTAATATTATTAAAAGTACTAACATTTAATATAATTATAGAAATAAATTAACAAGTTTTATTAATATATATAAGTTTAATATTTTCACCTTCATTATCGTTTATTGGTAAATTCAATATGGCATTAACTGGATTAAATTGATTACTAGAATCTATACTACCATTTGCTTTTAATTTTGTTATTTCATTTATAAAATTTGTAAAATCTAAGTTATCTTTTATGTATTTATATTCTTCTAATTTTAAATTTTTAATTTTTACTTCTTCTTCCTTATTATTAATACGAGTAGCTAAAATAGGATTATTATTATTATCTATAAAATTAAAATATCTACATACTTTTTGTTCTATATTAGTTAAAACCATATTATTATTTTTAACGTGTTCTCTAACTTTTTCAATTATAAATAATTTTAAACTATTAACTTTACAACTATCCTCGCAATATCCACTATCCCCTTTATCTCCTACCTTTCCCTGTAACCCCCTTAATCCTTTTTGCCCCTTTTTTTTTGCTGTTTTAGCGTAAAAGTAGAATGAAATACCTATATTAATAAATGTAATGAGTGTTATAGTATAAAGTGCCAAAAAGAAAATTTTAATATCACCGTGTTTAACACTTTCGGACATTTTAATACCAAGAAATATAAATCCTATTATAAGTATAATTCCTAGAAAACTCCACGTTACTATCATTATATTTATAATATAAAAATAAAAAAGTTAGTTAATTCATACTATTTAAATTTTAATTTTTTAATTCATACAATATTTATCTGAATCTTCGAAAATAGTATCAAAAAAATCATTTTCGTTACCTTGGTGAGAACCGCACTTTTTATTTATTATATTAATCCAAGTTTGGTATTTCTCTAATATTTCCTGTTCTTCTGTAGTTCTATCATAATCTCTCTTCGCAACTATTTCTCCATAATGATTACATCTCTTTGATAATTGGTCTTGTATTTTAGAAATACAATTCTTAACTCCACATTTAGCCTCTAAATTTAATTCGCATCTTCCTGGGAATCCCTTTGGACCTTTATCTCCTCTCTTACCTCTATTTCCACTAATTCCTTTATCATTTCTAAGTCTAATATAAAATCCTATAGACATATTAAGGTTAATAACTGTTATTAAAATGAGAGCAACAGATAACCAGTAACATATTTTAAAGTTATGGTCTTTAATGGAAAAACCAATAAGATTTACAATGGCGAGAATTGCGAAAATAACTAGCAATTTTGTGTTTTCGAATGTTTCACCTAATATAGTTTGAGAATTACTCATTTATACTATATTTATATTTTTTTTATAATATGATTAAATATATTGCTTGTTTAAATTTATAATGAGTTTAAATTTATAATGAGTTTAAATTTATAATTTATAATAATTCTAAAAAGTAAATGAATTACGGTTTAGGATTAGACTTAATAATGAACCAAAGTAAAGCAAAAAAAAAAAATTATGACTTAACTAATGTAGACCAAACTAAATTTATAGATTTTATTCAAGAGACTATCTATAATGAATTAGACCTAAAAGATACTATATCTGAAAAAATAGTAGAAAGTATTATAAGAATGTCTATAGATATTTATAAACAAAATAGTAAAATACCAATAGATAAAATAATAGAGAAAAGTGAGATTAAATTAGACTTTGTTCCCGGGGAACCTGTTAAAAAAATAACTTTAGAGAATATAAAAGTAAAAGAAGATAAAATACAAACCGTAGATGTAAAAAAAATATAAATCAAATTTATTTAATATTTAACATTTTAATTTCATAAATTCACTAATAGTTTCTAAAGTATCTATTCTTTCCTCTGTAATATCCGTTGGATACCACTTCTCCATATCCGCGGAATAAGAACATTTAACATTATAACTATCTTTAGATTTGAAATTTTTCGCAATTTTCTTACTTGTTCTCAAAGAATCAATCCAAGCAAGACCATATTTTTTTATATCTTCGTTCTCTAAACAATATAGATTATAAATATCGGATTTTTCTGTTTTTCTAATCATAAAGGTTATACTGTCTTTGCCTTTAATATCAACTTTTTCCGTTTTTTTAATATATTCCTTTTGTTTAATTTCACTTTTATAAGAAGTGATATCAATTTTAACCTTTTTTTCTTTCTTTTCAAATTTCATATTCCTAGGGAATAAATATAAGTGATCATTTGAATTCTGTAATCTGTTATTTCTATCTCTTTTCGCATTTTTCAAACCTTCAAAATATATACCCCTTGCTTTATAATTTAGTTGTGGAATATATTCATTGAAAATAGTATCCATTTCGTGATACGAAAATAACCGTTTCACATAAAGAGGACATATTTCCATATGACTATCTTTCTTATACATATCTGATAACATAGAATAAACTGTCCCTAATCTCGTAATTATATTTTTGTTTTTCTGTAATTCACCTTTATATAATAGAAGATTTGTTATAATAAATAACCATTCATCGTCATTATTTTTAAGTAATTCACCTTCTAGTAATGTATCATTAAATAATTCTTCGTCAAATCTATAATGAACAAATAACATTCTGGGGTGTGTATGCCCTTCTTTAATTTTCTTATCAATATAAATACAATATTGTATATCGTCAATAGTAGTAAGGAAAAGATAATAAAGAGAACCTAAAGATTTAATAGAAAGAATATAAGAATTATTTTCTATATACTTAATATTATTTTTTTTAATAACATAGAAAGACCTATCTTTAATAGAAATATAATATTTTTTTTGAAGAGTAGTTAAAACTTGTTCTTTAAAATTATCATCGATAATATTTAAAGTCTGTTTATTACAAAATGAAATATAACTTGATTTAATCATTATAGTAGTATATTATATCTTTTTTAAATAAAAACTTTTTTTATCAATTTTATTTTTATAAATTTAATTATTCAAGGTGTTTGCGGAATGTAAAAGAAATCCTAGGTTCTTTTACTTTTTTTTCAATAGGTATTTCGTGTGTAAATTCTTTTTGGAATTTACCTCCCATATGTAATATAGAATTATTTTCCATAATAATATCTTTTTCTATTTTTTTTGTAAATTTATTTCTTATTCTAAATTTTCTATTGGCACCATATGATATTGCGATAACTCCACTTTTATCTAGTTTAGTTTCGTCGTCACTATGGGCACCTATAGAATTATTTCCATCCATATATTGATTAACTAATATACCATTAAAATTGCTATTAAATTTGGTATTTATAAATTCCAGTAATTTTAATAAATTATTACTTAATGGTTGTGAACCCATAATTTGATTAGAATACTTATATCCAATAGATTCATTCGAAAAAAACCCAATATTTCTATTTTGATTTACAGTTTTTCCATATAAAATAATGGGAGGTCTTATAATTAGTTTGTCTTTAATTTCATTAACACAATCTTCTAATAATATGGAATTATCAAATAAACCATATTTTAGATAAGATTTTTCTGTTTGTATTATAGTTTCCATTTATTATAAATAATATAATTTATTAAATCAATTTTTTAATACTATATATAAATTTACACCCTTGAAGATTTAAAATGAACATATTATTTAATCTAATTATATAATATGCCTAAACATCATAGTGAAGATTATAAAATTACTGCTGTAAAACACTATATTTATAAATCTAAAAATTTATCAAAAACTTGTAAAATATTTGAATGTTCTAGAATTAGTTTGAAAAGGTGGGTTAATAGATATAAAAAAAGATAAATCAATTAAAAGATATAGTAGAAAACCAGTATCATACCAGTAGGTTCGAAGAACTACGTGTCTTCTTGATAAAATTACTAATGAACAAGTTAAATACGCATTAACTTTATTGAAACAAAATGAACAAATTACTATGTTTGAATTAGCAAAGTTAGTAAAACAAAAATACAAACATTTTGATATAACACCTCAACATTTAGGTCAAGTTATAAGAGATAAAAATAGAACACGGAAACGAACACGACATGAACATTTTCCCCAAACAAGATAAGGAAACTTATCCAAAATATGATAGAAGTAAATCTACATTAAGAAAGAAACCTAAAAATTATAAACTTGATAAATAACTTAAAAATTTAACTAGAATATCTAATAGAATTATGCGTCTAAAAAGAGAACTATACAAAAAAGAACAAGAAGAAATTTGTGATAAAATTATAGAAATATTAGATTTATCAGAAACTAATACTATTACTTTATACGAATTAGATAATGATAAAGAAAAGCAAGAAAAAATAATAGAATTAATACCAGATATTCGTAAATATTTTAGTTTTAATAGTATTAAGGCTGTTGGAGAACCACATAGAATTAAGCGTCCATGGTTGTCTATTATTAAACAAATAACTAAGATAAAATATACTATTACAGCAAAAGACCATAGAATTAAAATAGGTGATAAAGTAGAACGGACTATCCTCTATAGTATAATTTCTTTAAGTGGTAATAAATAAAATATAAAATTGATTTGTTGAAATAAGTTAAGAGTATAACAAATTCACTGAGATTTCACTATGGAAAACCAACCTGAAAAAGTAAAAATTGATATAGATAGTATAACTAATATTCCAGTTCAATATCCGCAAACTTTTATTACATTTTGCGATGAAAATGATCTTACACCACCCAAAGTTGATACTGGGAATGGTAAAGCATTAGCACTTATGCTCAATTATCCAAATAATTATTTTACAAGAAAAGAATGCGACGCAATCACATTGAAATTTAATATAAAACTTCTGATTCTATACAACTGTTTAACAAACATGAACAATGGGGTATTAAATGTTCTGATGGCAGAGGAAAATATTATGTTGAATATCCTTATAAAATTACTAATAAATGTAAAATGAGAAAGAATTTTAAGTATGATGGAACCCAAGAATCAAAAAATGCTGAAATTGATAACATTAAATCTCATTTAAAGCATAACTATATAGAAATACCAAATAAAGAATGGCAACTAGGACATAAAAATCCAGATATTGAAGATAATAGCAATAATAATCTGGTTTTACAACCCCCTATACAAGGTAAATATAGAGATAATTTCATCTTTATAGATACATTTACTAAAATACCAACACCAAAAAAATTTAAACAAATGATTGAAAATAATGAATCACCATATTCAAAGGAACAATTAATTGAGCTTAAAGTTTTATTAAGTTCTTTATCATTATAACTTATTTAAGTCTTTCAAGAGCTACTTTATAATATTCTTCATTTAATTCTATACCAATACATTTTCTATTTGTATTTTTGCACGCTAAAGCGGTTGTGCCACTTCCTAAAAATGGATCTACGACAAGCGAACCTTCTTTACTAAATAATCTAATTAAATGTTCAATTAATTTCAATGGTTTCACCGTAATATGTGTATTTAGTTTTCCTTTTTCCTTTTTAGAAGGTTTAGATATCATAAAGTTTTTATCATATAATTCATTAAACTCTTCTGTTGTAATTATATTTGCTGGAACTCTATCATTATTAATTCCTACCTTTTGATTAAAATCTAATAACCCAGTCTTAAATTGAAGTTCATTTTTAATAAAAGTTAATTTTCCAATTGGTTTCATAGCAACGCATACAGGTTCGAAACACGACTTTATCATAGGTGTCTTGAAACCACTATATTCTAATTTTAATTTATCTTTTTCCTCTTTTGTAAGTTTCATTTTATCTATAATATGATTTACCGACATTCCTTTAGGCATACTTTGAGTATATGTCCAATTAATCATATCTCTAATTTCAAATCCACCAATTTCACAAGCCATAGCAATAGCATGATATAATCTTGGAGAAGAAAATGATAAGAAATAACCACCCGGTTTCAATTTATCCATTAAAATTTTTGATAATTCTAAATAAAAGTCATATAATTCTTTAACTTGATTTTTACTAAATTTCATACCTTTTGGTAAATGTTTAATATGACTATTTGAATCATTACTAACCTTTTTACTATTCCATTTATTATCAAGTTTATCAATAAAATATGGTGGATCGGTAATTACACAATCTACAGAATTATCTGGTAATTCATTGAGTTCTTTAAGACAATCATTATTTATTATTTTGATGGAATCAGACATTTTTATATTTATAAATTATCAATATATTTTAAAATCAATTTTTTAATCAAATATATATATTTGCGTTAAAATACTTAGAATAAAAATATTTAAAGATAGTATATTAATATTAATTATGAAAGATCCTCCAGATAAATACCAAGATTACTATAAATGTGTAAAAGTTCCATTGAAACATGTAGTAAAACATTATGATATTAACCAATCTAAAATAAATGACTTGGTAATTAAAGCCCATAAAATAGTAATTCATACACTACAATTTATGAAACTCTATTTAATTTATCATTATGATCTAAATAATGAATTACCTACTATAGATAAACAATTTATTAATTGTTGTATGAAAATAATTTGTGTTGAAAAATCCAGCGGAAGACCACCTAAAAAAGAAATTAAAGAATTAAAAGACAAATTATCACTATTCTTCAATAAATATTATAAACCAACAATGCAAAATGAAGAACTAGACTATACACATATGAATACAATATTAGATTATTTAACTATTGATATTATGACTATGTACGAAAATAATATAAAAGAGCATTTTGTAGAATATTTAGAAAGATATGTTAATGTAATTTGGAAAAAAAAGTATTTATCAAATAAAATTAGAAGTATTAAAAAAACAAAAGAAGCTAGAAATTATAGTATTAATCAATTAAATAATCAATTACGAAAAATTAAGTATGATGTGTTAAATGTAGAGAATACTAATTATAAATCTAAAACATTTTATCATAACTGGATTAAAACACAAAAGAAAGTTATACTACCTGATAGAAAATTCAATAAAGAAAATGTTTATTATGATATACAATGTAATCCTATGGATTATCTACCATGTATGATTTATATGATGAACGAAATAGAAAAAGAAGAATTGACTATATATAATGTTTTTTCATTAAGAAGTGATATTATACCAAAACATATTAGAATAGATACAACTACATTAGTGCATACTTTACTAACAAAAAAATATGGTAATAAATCAGATTATTTATTCAAAGGTAATCTTAAAAGAAATGAAGATAAAATATGGAAATTCTTTTTTAGAACAGAAAGACAATGTTTTACTAAAAAAGATTATTCTTTTCATCATATGATAGAAACAGATGGGATTAGTTGTAGTATTTTATTATTACGGAAAGATTTAGTAGGGAAGAGATTTAGGACATTAACCAATAATAGTAAGGAACTATATATTGATAGTCTTGATAATTATAAAATGTTAAAAAATAAGACTATAGTTGGAGTGGATCCTGGGAAATGTGATATTATCTATTGTGTTGATGGAGATACTAAAGAAGCACAAAAATTTAGATATAGTCAAGACCAAAGAAGAAAAGAAACAAAAGCTAAAAAATATGCTAAAATAATTTTAGAATTAAAACAGCAAAAAATAAACAATAATACAATTATAGAATATGAAACAGAATTATCAAAATATAATAGAAAAACATTAAATTTTAACAAATTTATTGAATATATTACAAAGAAAAATGAGATTAATAAATTAATTATTGATTTCTATAATAGTTTCATATTTAGAAAATTAAAACTTAATGGATACCTTAATAGAAAAAGAAATGAACAAAAAATAGTTAATAGATTTCAAAGTCAATTTGGAAATCCAGAAGATACTATAATATGTTTCGGTGATTATGAACAAAGAAAACATATGAAATATAAAGAACCAATAAAAGGTAGGGGAATACGAACTTTATTTAAGAAAAATGGGTTCAAAACATATTTAGTTGATGAATTTAGAACCAGCTGTAAATGTTCCAAATGTGAAGGAGGTGATTGTAATAAATTTATGATTCGTGAAAATCCTAAACCTTATAAACATAATCTTGGACTTATCCATGGGTTGATCGCTTGTAAAAAGTGTTCTAATGTATGGAATAGAGATTGTAATGGTGCAACTAATATCTACAAAATAGCAGAAAGTCATATAAATAAAAATATACGACCTAGTTATTTATGTAGAGGCAATTTATCAGGTGTATTAGACGATACATCAAAATCAAAATTTACACGCTCTGAAATGAGCAAACCTTGTTGAATTTAAATTGACTTAAAAATATGTTCATTTTAAATCTTCAAGGGTGTAAATATGACGCAAAACATATCCATATAAAATACGGGACTAATAAATAAGCAGATAAAGGATATATCATATTGAAAAAATAAATTGTTAATCCTGTAAATATTATTGTTAAATATAAATCTAATAATGCCCATTTTGGTTTATGTAATTTAAAAAATATTTGTGTCCATACTATATTAAAAATAAACTGTAATGAAAACATTATCATACCTAAAATAAAAGTTTTATTATTTTTTTTATTCATTAATATTAATATAAACGAAGCGGCCATAAAAGCATATAATATAGGCCATACAACGCTAAAAACCCATGAAGGTGGATTTAATTTGGATTTTACAATATTATTATACCAATTGTCTTTATACATATAATTATTATATAAAATTTTTTTTAAATTACTTTTTTCTATTATAAATCTTTGATTGTTTCAAAGTTTTTTTTCTATAAAAAGTGTATATGATTCATTTAGCGTCTTTTGTTTTAGGAACTATAAGTGGAGTTTATTTGGCCCAAAATTATGACGTTCCAGATGTAAAAAATTTAGGAGATAAATTGATTGAATACCTAAATTCAATTGAAAAAAAAAATGATAAGAAGAAATAAAATATTCATTTAAATTTTTTAAGGTGTAAGTTATTTTTAATATTTATTTTTTATTTAATTTTGTTTTTTTCTTTAAATTTTTTTTTTTATATTTCTTTATACTTTGTTTTTTCTTTTTCTTTTTCTTTTTTAATGTTCTTTTTAAACCAGCAGTACTTGCCGTGGGACTTAAAGTAAGTACAAAACTTGATTGAGAATTAGCAAATTCTGTAATTATTGTATTAATTTCTTTATCTTCCATTTCTGTTATTTTTACATATTCATCTTTATTATTTAATAACTTTATTTCACATTTACCTTCCACAATAGACACAATAGATTTAGGTTTTTTACGTGTAAAAGATTTATATATTTGACTTAATACTGATTTTTTAGGTTTTGGTGTAAGGCTTTTTTCAGTTATTTGTATCTTTAAATCTTTATCAGGATTATATATGTTTCCTTCATAATATAATAATTGAAATTCTGAGTTAATTAGTTTTTGTTCAGTACCTATTTTATATATTAATGTTTCAATTAATCTTATTTTTAAACCTTTTAAAAATATTTCTAAATTACTATACATTAGTTTTGATGAATTAATAATTTGTTTTAAATATGTAGTGTCAATATCTTCCTGTACTTCACTCTCCGACACTGAATGGACAGTTCCAACAATTTTTTTAAAGTTGTTGGATATATCAATATTTATTATTATCGTGTTTTTATTCCCGCCTAGTGTGTTTATATTAATTTTAGTTTCGTATTGTATAATAATATTAATATTTTTTATATCTTCGTAGTTTTTTGGGTTAAATAATTTTTGTAGTAATTTATAATTTAATTTAGAAGAAATAATTAAAGTCAGACTACTTAAATTATCTAAGAAATTACTAAAATATATGTTTCCGGAACTCAAATAATTTTCACTTACTATAATTTCGTTCAAATTTGAACACAAATAAAAGGCACCCCCTCTAATCGAGGTGACCGAGTCGGGAATCGTCACCGAGGTCAATCCAGAGCACTCGTAAAAAGCATAATTATCAATCAAAGTGACAGAGTCAGGAATAAACACCGAGGTCAATCCAGAACAGCCTTCAAATGCCCTTTCTCCAATGGAAGTGACTGAGTTGGGAATCTTCACCGAGGTCAATCCAGAACAGTTCGCAAAGGCTTCCTTACTAATCGCACTGACTGAGTTCGGAATCGTCACCGAGGTCAATCCAGAGCAGTCAAGAAAGGCACAGTTTCCAATCGAAGCGACTGAGTCAGGAATTTCTACGGAGGTCAAACTAGAGCAGTTTTCAAAGGCACGCGCTTCAATCGAAGTGACCGAGTCGGGAATCGTCACCGAGGTCAATCCAGAGCAGTCAAGAAAGGCACTCTGTCCAATCGAAGCGACCGAGTTGGGGATAAACACCGAGGTCAATCCAGAGCAGTCGATAAAGGTACCCCCCCCCGATTGAAGTGACTGAGTCGGGAATCGTCACCGAGGTCAATCCAGTGCAGTAGGAAAAGGCTTGAGTTCCAATTGATATGACCGAGTTTGGAATAACCACAGAAGTAAATATGGCGCATCCGGAAAAGGCGAAATTTCCAATCGAAATGACCGAGTCGGGAATTTCTACTGAGTTCAATCCTTTGCAGCCGGAAAAGGTCCAGTCTTCAATCGAAGTGACCGATTCGGGAATATTCACAGAGCTCAAATTAAAGCAGTTTTGAAAGGCAGCCTGTCCAATTGAAGTGACCGAGTTGGGAATCGTCACAGATCTCAATTCAAAGCAGTTTTGAAAGGCAGCCTGTCCAATTGAAGTGACCGAGTCGAGAATCGTCACCGAGGTCAACTCTTTACAGTTTTGGAAGGCACGCTCTCCAATTGAAGTAACCGTGTCGGGAATCGTCACTTCAGTCAATCCGGTACAGTCGGCAGGGGTCTTGTTATACATATTGTTATATAGTAATACAATATTTAAATTTAATTGAAAAAAAAACGATAAGAAGAAATAAAATTTTTAAATATTATTTTTTTATAACACCTTTATTTTTACTTATTAATATGTATTGAAATATTGCGGAGGTTGTAAAATAACCGATACAACTAATATTAAATAATACAAAATTATCATTATATAATTTATATTTTTGATTTATAAAGAATAATAATAAATTACCAATTGCTAAAAGACTCCTTTGTATAAATTTAACTAAACTATATTCAACTTTTATGAAATCTGTTTTGATTTCAAATATATATGAAATCAAATATATAATTAATATTATTATTCCTGTTTTTTTGTATAAACTGTATTTTTCCAATTTATAAATGGTATTAGTAATAATATTAATAATAAACCATTTTTTTCATAACTATCATAAGCACTATTATCATAATATAAATATTGTAAATTAATTATAATGAAACATAAATAACATAAGGGGAATTGTAAGGATACTAAAGAAAAACATATAAAAAATAATATTTTTAATATCACTTCTACATTTTTTTTATTTTCAATTAAGTTATTATCTTTAATATCATTATAAATTTTATTACTAACACCTGCTAATAAACTTAAAATATAGTATTTTAGCATATTAATTTAATATATATAAAATAATTTAAATCCTATTTTCAGGTTCTAAATATTCCATACCTACTACATCAAATATATCTTTTTCAGTATTTACTAATACTAAACTGTCTTTTTCCATTTTACCATTTACCTTTTTAGTTTTATAAATACCATATTCATTAATAGTATAACCTTTCTTTAATGCTTCGGTTCTCATATATTTATTAAAATTACCCGCACCAGTAAAATATAGTATTGCTGCGGGTTTACTTTCATATGGAATAAATCTAATATCAATTCTTCTACCTTTACTTTTAGAATTAAGTTTGCAAATACCCATATATTTAGTTTTACCGTCTTCTGTTAGGTGATCTACTAATAATTTTTTTTCAGTTAAATAGGAAATAATATCTCCTAAGATATTCCCTTCATTTAAATCAATTTGTTTTTGTTCAACTATATCTGGATGTAGAATTAAAACGTCAATATCTCCGGATTCGGTTTTCTTTCTTCTATATGAACCACAAATATGAACTTCATATTTTTTATTAAGTTGTTTGATATATCTATTTAATTTTATTTGTATAGACCTAATTTCATCTCTAGGAATTCTCAAATCAATATCTTTAAAATACTTAACACCTATAAGTTGGTGGTGGGTAAGATTAGATAAGATATTATCTTCTTCTATTTTACTAAAATCTCCTTTAATTTTTTTCATTTCTTTTAGGATCTTATCTAAAGTAATATTTTTTTGAAGTAATTCCATAGATTTAGCAGGACCAACACCAGTAATTTTCTGTAATTCCTCATTCTGTGAAAATTCTATACTCATTCCTTCCTTTATTTCTCCTTCTAGTGTTCCTTCTTTTATTATTTCATCAATTCTGGTTATAATACCTTTTCCTATACCTTTAATATGTTTAATATCGTCTCCTTTATTAATTTTATTAGGATAATCTTTTATTATACCGAGTGCTTTACGGAAATTAATAATTTTAAATGTAATTTGACTTATTTCCTTTTTGTTTTTATCTTTGTCTTTTTTAAGATTAGTAATTTCTGTTTGTTTCCCTTGTATTAATTTTTCAAATACGGAAATTAAATTCTGATTTGGCATTATTATATATAATATTTTATTTATTGTAATTAATCAATTTTTTTGCTAAGTTATTTTAATTTTATTAAGTTATTTTATTTTAATATATTAAAGTAATGTCGGATTGTAAAATAATAAATACTCAAAGAGAAACAGATACTTCTGAATTAGTTAGACAAAATCTTTTGGAATGGTGTCAGAATGAAAAAGGGTTAGAATGTAAAGATTTAGAAAAAGATGAAGGAATGGGAAATTGTTTAGTCAATATATTTAATAAAGAAATAGTAAATAAAAGTTTGGATGATATAAATAAAAGAATTTTAGAGAAAAAGAAAACATATATTCAATTACAAAATATGGAAAATGAAGTTATGGATTATACAAATGAAAGAGATTTGAATTTATTGGAAAAAATAAATAAGAATAAAATACACGAATTAATATATTTAATAATATATTTAGTAATAGGGTGGTGTTTTGGAATTTATATAATATTTAATTATTTAGTTATAGAAAAATAAAGAAATTTAATAAAATTTTTTAAAGTTAATATATTTTAAAGTTAATATATTTTAAAGTTAATATATTTTAATCTAATATATTTTAAAGTTAATATATTTTAATCTAATATATTTTAAAGTTAATATATTTTAATCTAATATATTTTAAAGTTAATATATTTTAATCTAATATATTTTATAATATTAATATATATTAATACTAAAATGTCTGGAAATGGAAATATATTAGGACCAAGTGGAAGTAATAATGTAAGTGTGAATAATACAAAAGATTATGATTTAAGATGGAGAAGAGCATTACAGGATTATCATGATAATTATATGTTATATTTGACTAAAAAGGTAAGAGATAATAATACAGATAGTAGTTTAAGACAAAAAGTTATTGATTTAAATAAAGAATTAAAAGATATAATTGAAGAAGTTAAATTGGAAAATGAAAATTTAATAGAAAAAATTAAGGTAAAACAACAACAATTTGAGGAAAACCAATTAAAATGTGATACAGATAAAGAAACAAGTCAACAATCAGTAGATAAAAAACAAAAGGAAACAATTACATTAAATAAAAAATTAAAAAATATAAATGAAAAAAAAGAAATAACAGGTAATATTATTAATCTTTTATATGTAATATGTGGTGTTTTGTTTATTGTTAATATA